TTAACTAATTTTCCGCAATCAGGACACTTAATAAAATTATCCTCTTGTTGTTCCTTGATTGCTTCTTCATAGATATTGCTTACCACATTCCCATTAAAACTTATCCCAATTAACCTTTTATCAGGCATAAATCCTCCTTTCCACCTCAACAATTCTTTTAGGTTGCCAGAATTTCTGGTAAACCTGTTCAATCCTATCCGCCAGCATTTCTGGACTTATTTCTGCCATACATTTCGGAGCGTGAGTTAATTTCTCTAATGGACAAGCATTTAATGTGTAATTAAGTCTATGACAGGGATAACATTTTGCTGGAGATTCTATAGAGAAATCATTAACCCAATATTTCGTTAAATTCTCTCTTGAAGAATGAGATAAAAGACAAATCTTTGGTGTATCATAACAACCAGCTGCATTAAGTATCCCTGTTTCAGTTCCTATAACCAAATTAACATATTTAGTCATCAGTAATGATTGTCTGATACCCCAGACCCCGGATTTATTTATCGTTCTTGGCATCTGCCATTCCAAAATTCTACAGAGGTTATCCCCAACGGTAATTATCTCAATATCTTTATGCCTCTTTAACATTTCTCCTGCCACATACTCTGCCCAAGGATAAACCTTATGAAAAGCACTTCCTGAAAGAGACCAAAGGATTGTAAAATACTTCTTATGATGTTCGGTAAAGATTTTACCCAGATATTCTTCCGTTGAATCAAAGTATAATTCTCCTCTTTTACCTTTCACTCTGGGATAACCCGCCGCCTCCAAAGTAGCATTATAGTAATTCTTATTGCATTCTTGATGTCTCCACCATTGAGGTCTCTTCCATTCCTCTGTATTCTCCACTACAAGCAACTTCTTCTCCACACTCTCGCAGAGATTGATTACCCTATCAAATCCCTTTGAAATTTCCCTAAAATAGTCCCCTAAATCTTTACTGGGAATTGCATTCCTATCCTGTAAGATAAACTCATCAATATAGGGATTATTCTGCAAAACCTCATAGGAATAAGGAGTCGTATTATAAACAATGTAATAACCTTCCTTTTTAACCAGCGGAAGAATAATTGTTGCCCAGATAGCATCCCCTATCGCTCCATAGCGAATGATCAAGCACTTTCTTTGTTTTCTTCTAAAAGGATATAAGCAATGCTTAATTTTAGAGATACTTTGTATATTTCTACTTTTCAAAGAGCAGTTTAATTTCTGACAGACTAATTGCCAGGAATACTCATCTTCCTCATTATGTCGGGAAGCCAAAATAAGTTTGCTATTACCAAACTTCTCTATAATCTTCCAGACATCCTGCCAGTAAAGGTCGTGTTTGTGCCGAGGATTTGCTCCCGGTTGACCGATATTCGGATAATAATCCTTATCGGGTCCATAAAGGATTAAATAGCCACCAGCCTTAATTACTCTCCACCATTCCTTCAGAGTTCCTTCTGTATCCCATAAATCCTCTAAAGTATGGGAAGAGAAAATATAATCAAGGCTTCCAGTAGCAAATAGACCTAAAGCATTAGGACTTGATAAATCAAGCCTTAGCTCTGCTTTATTACTGGCAAAGTCTATCCCGAGAGCTGTGGGGACAATTTTTTCATCCCCACAGCCCAAATCCAGTCCTAAACCCCTACAGTAACTAACTACCCTGTAACGGCACTTTTTGGCTTCATAGCCTTTAGAGGTTTTTAAAGACCACATTCTTACAATACAAATCTTTCCTGATAGCCAATCATCAGATAATACTTCCCTACTGATTGAGCTGCAGATGCAGTTCCAGTTCCTGTAATATCAAGCTGAAGTTCTGTAACACTGGCATCAATATTTGGTGAAGCAATAGACCCAGCAACAATATCTCCTACTGCACCGCTTATCGCTACACTTGCCAGAGTAGTCGCTCCATTCATTAGCTTAATTACAGGAGAAGCACACGCTGCCGCAGTATCAATCAAGGCTGCAATACCAGTAAGTTTAACATTCTGAAAGAAACGGATTTTACTTACATCCTCAACCGTTACTTCTTGGCCAGAAGCAGTAGCAGTTATTGTTCCTTCCAGAGCCTCGGGAACATTCATCTGTTGGTCGGCTTCATATTCCTGAGAATCGTAAGGCATTTTCCCTCCATTAAGGGGAGAGGAGAAAATTATCTCCCCTCCCCTTTAATTAACTTACAAAGAAGTTATATGCACAATGTGGTATTCCCCATCATCGGTATAGTCCCAAATCTTCTTGAAACCACCCAAGAAATACCACGCAAGACCCTTGCTTCGTCCATAGTCAGTAGGAGTTTTGGCTCGCACTTCCTCTGGAATAGCGATACCTTCCATTACCGCATCCGCTCCAAAGAAAACTGCTTCACCATACTGAGCCCCACTTCCTAAAATATTAGAAAGGGCATTGTTTTCCTCAATGAACCGCACACCATAATATCTACCAACCTCTCCACTGAAAAGTCTGTCAGGGTCGCCATACTTTGCAGCATCTTCCCATTTGCTATCGTCTTTAAGACCACGAACAGCATTAACGGAAGCGATACAAACATAGTTTTCCCCTTCATACTTCTCAATATTAGCTTTCTTCATCGTGTCTACAATTTGCTTCACGTGATAGGCGTTGAGATTAGCACCAGCAGTGCCAGCAACAGTTCCATTAAGTGATAGATTCCCAGAAGTAGAAGTTAAACAAACATACTTCGCATCTGAGGTTTGGAACTGAGTAGCAACTGCCTTATCCAGAACTTTCGCCATATCATTCCGCAGGGTCTTGGTAATAGCATTATCAATACTAAATTCAGACAATGCCTCCAATTTACCTGTAAAGGGGATTGAATTACCATATTCACTAATAACAATCGTTCCTTTAGAAATGGTGAAGCTGTTTTCTGGAATGGTTGCAGTCTCATTGAGAGTTCCACCTGGTGTAGAGATGTTACTTACCTTATCAAACTCAACCGTATCACCCCTGTTCTTGCCAAAAGCCTCTTTTACGCCAACGAACTGGCGGAACTTTAGCAAAGGTTGTGTGGCAAAACGGAGTTCTTTGGAAAGTTTGGGTAAGGTAAAATAACCTCCCAATGTTCCGGTCGCAAAAACTTGTCCAGCCATTTTTTATCCTCTTATATAAGACCTCTTGCTTTAGCAGATTGAGCCTTTCTCCGCTTCATATAGTCCTCGTAAGACTCTTCTTCCTTGGGAGGTGAAGCGGGTTTAGAAGCTCCTCCGCCTTCAACAGAAGCCTTTTTAGTTTCGCTTGCCTTTCCAGCAAGTTTCTTAGCTCCCTCATTCTGAATTTTAGTGATATAGTTTCTTGTCATTTCTGTCGCATTTTTTAACCTCTCTTCAGTTGATTTGCTAAGGTCAGTCTTATTCATAAAGAGAGCCACTAAATCCTCGTGAGGTGCTAAATCAGGATTCTCTTGGCGGAACTTTGTTGCCAATTGTTGATAGTAGAGTTTGGCATTAAATTCCTTTGTAAGGTCTTCTCGGATTTTCTTTTCTCTTTCCGCGAGAACCTCATCAGGATTTTCCAACAATCTATCACCAATCGGCTCAGAAGGTTTCTCTTCTCTGGAGGGTTGAATACGAGAAACATCTAAAAGACGCTGCATATCGGCATTCTGTTGACCAAGCTCAGTAATCTTGGTTTCAGATTGCTTATAGCGTTCCTCTAAAGCCCTGTATTTCTCCCCCAAATCTGCTGTATCCAATTCCTTGGGAGCAGATTGAGAATCTTCTGGTGAAGTTTCTGTGTCCTCTGGTTCAGAGACAGTCCCTTCAATCCTTTCCTCATCAGCCATTTTAATCCTCCTTCTCCAGTTTCCTACAAGGGGCAAGATAGGAAAGTGCTGGAATCAGTTTTTATCCCCCTTTCTTCAATAATTCCTTTGCTTCTTTTCCCTGTGCAAGTATTACCTCAATGTATTTTTTCAACCAAACAATTCCTCTAATTCTACTCTGTAACTCCTTCATCTTTGCTGTATCATTCTCATCAATAAGTTGTGCATTAAATTGCTTCTCTAATCTTTCTAAATCTGGAGCAATAACATCTTTCCAGCCAGGGTGCTTAATCATTTCCTCAACACTATTAGCCTTGAGAAGAATTTGCTCTTTAATCTCTTTGGATTCTCCTTTTAACATTAGACAATTTTCCTTAATCTACTTGCTTGGCGTTCTGCAATATATCTGGTAAGTGGATTTCTCTTTTTGGCTTTACCTCTAGCTTTACCCGTAGGTTTCCAGCCGTGAGCAAATGCCTCTCTCATCCGCATTCCTGTTTTCCTCTTTGCCGCACTTGAATAGCAAACAACCTGTCCTGTTCGCTTATTGCGGGTGCAAAATTTACTTCCTCGTTTTAATAAAGTGTAAGGCATTATACACCTATCCTTTTTGCTCTTCTTTGCCTTCTCTCTCGTAAATAGGCTCTGTAGTCAGCTTTGGTCATTCTTGCTAAAGCTTTTGGAAACTTACGAAAACCTTTCCTTCCACGATATTTGTGAGCAGGAGAAAGTTGACCTCGCTTAAAAGCCTTAGATTTCAACCAACCCGCTAATTTTTCAGGGCTCTCAATTCCTCGTTTACCCCTTAATTTCTTTACGGTTTCTTCAAATCCTCTTTGACCAACCGCTTTTATTCCAGCAGGCAATAATACTCTTTTTGCTACTCCTGCCCTTCTTGCTCTTTCAGCAGTAGAAAGTTTAGGCGCTGCCTTTGTAAAACCTTTAACTCTTACTCCGCCTTTACGAATAAAACCCCTTACTCTTGGCATTTTTTTCCCTCCTCTCGCAAATTTAGGAACGGATAATTTAACTCCTTCCTTTGCCCAGGTCATTGTCATCTCTTTCTTCCTTTAGGTTTCCAGGGTCTAACAGCTCCTCTATTAAACCTCTCTGGGGCTTTCCTTATCTCTGCCTTTAATGGTCTGGTCTTAATATCTGGAGCAGTTTTAACAATCTTTAATTCCTTTTCGGGAATGCTCATAAACTTTCTCTCCAAACCATATTCTTTCTTCTCGTTACTCATTTTCACCTCCCCATTTCTGGTAATCCTCCCATTCCCATCATTGCTCCTGGTAATCCTGCTGGAGGCATTTCTGGCATAGGAGGAGCAGTTACCTTAAAATCTTCTACATTCCCTACACCTAAAAGCTCTATAATCTTATCTATAATCTTTAATCGGTCATATTTTTGAGCAATCTTCGGGTCTTCTGTAAATCTCAATAACATAAATAACTTCTGCAATTTTTCATCCTGGGCTAACATCAAAGAGATACCAGAACCCTTAAAGGTAAAATCTCCTGTTGCCAAATCCCTTCTCTCCTTCTCCGAAAGAGCTGTTATCATATTGCCGTGCTTCTCACACAATTTAGCAAGTGCAGGGTCAACCGGCTCAATAAAAGCAAACTGAATGATAAGAGCGTGAACCATCTCAATAATCTTACCCATTGTCTGCTTTTCTATATCATAAGCCATACTATCAAAATGAGAATGCCCCTCTGCGGTTTTAGCTACAACCTCACCCTTTGTTGGTCTTCCTTTTGCTGTGGGTAATCCCATTAAGAATTCCGTAACCGCTGTGCTATTCTGAATTTCCCTATCAAAGAAATTTAATTCTGCAAAAGAACCCATTGGAATATCGCCAACTCTTAATGCTTCAAAGGCCCCAGAAGGAGCATTGATAACCTTCCCTGGATAGATATTCATTAAAGTTTCTATATTACCTATTGTTGGTAGGTCCGCTCTAAAGAGCTTATTGATTGCATAATTAAGATTATCAACCTGTAAATTGATGATATTGTTCAAGGTATACTGCATCCTTGCTGAATTCCCTATCATACTCTTTCCTATAAGCCTGAAAGGGTAAGGCTTGGGAAGATTAAGCACATAAGGAGGGTTTTTGTGCCAGAAGGGATTATCCTGGTGTCGGGCAACATATTTACCATTAGCAATTACCACCAATTGTTTTTCCTCAACTATATTACCATCCTCATCCACCAAATTTCCCCAGAATTCCAGAAGTTCAACCTTCTTATGGTATTTGTTACCCGAAGGAGAACTCATTCCCCTTCTTAATCTTTCCTTTGCCTCTAAATCCATTCTCCGATAATCTTGATCTATTTTATCAATGGTCTCTACATTCCAATATTTCTTCAATTCTGGGTCTTTTATGCGGTTCTTTA